TTAGCGCCAGGGGGCGGGCATTCCAGAGCGAGGCATGCGCGGCGATCATCGAGCAGCTGCGCCGATTACCGAAGCCCAGCAGTGCGCCGGCGGCGGTGGAGATCGTTCTTTTCCCGCCGGACGCCCGCCGTCGCGACATCGACAACTACAACAAAGCGCTGTTCGACGCGCTCACTCACGCTGGCATATGGGAGGACGACAGCCAGATTAAGCGAATGCTGGTGGAGTGGGGGCCAGTAACGCAGAAAGGAAAGGTCGAAATCACGATCAGCAAGTACGAACCGGCGGGTGCAGCCGCCTTATAAGTGGAGAATCGCATGAATCAGTTAATCGTGAATGGTGCAGTGACAATGTCCAGCCGGGAAATTGCGGAGCTGGTACAGAGCAAACACAGTGACGTTAAACGCTCAGCGGAGCGCCTCGTTGCTGCTGGCGTTTTAACCGCGCCATTGGCGCAGTTCGATTTTGAGCACAATGGCAACGTTTATCAGGAGTACCGGTTCAACAAGCGTGACTCGCTGGTCGTGGTTGCCCGGCTGTCGCCGGAATTTACCGCCGCGGTTGTCGATCGCTGGCAGGAACTGGAGGAGGGGCGGAATATCAGCGTGCCCCGATCTTTACCGGAGGCGCTGCGCCTGGCGGCAGATTTGGCCGAGCAAAAAGAGCAGCTGACGCTCCAGCTCGCAGCTGCGGCGCCGAAGGTTGAATTTGTCGATCGCTACTGCAGCGCCAGCGGCTCACTCTCATTCCGCCAGGTGGCAAAACTGCTTAAAGCCAAAGAGACTGAGTTCCGCCTTTTCCTGATCGAGAACGACATCATGTATCGGCTCGGCGGGGCGCTGACGCCGCGGCACCAGCATATCGATGCAGGGCGCTTTGAGGTTAAAACGGGGACTTCGACCACTTCAAACCACGCTTTCAGCCAGGCGC